GAAGTTGACGGCACACGCAAGTGGAGCGCTGGCGATGACTGGTTTTACACGATTGAGGAGAAGAACGCTTGAAGTGCCCAACTTGCAACACATGGACAACTGTCAGCGACACGCGAAACAAGGAAGGCTATACACTACGCCGCCGAGAGTGCGGCAACGGCCATAAATTCATAACGGAAGAACATGTCAAACTTCAAAACTTGGACTCAAGAAAACCTAGCACAGTTCGCCCAAGAAGCGAACGCAAAGATGGTTGAGCAAGACGACCGGATTCAGCAGCTTCAGTGCGACCTCAAGGACGCCATTGAGGCGTACCGAGCGCTTATGCGAAAGGTCGAGTCCCAGCGCGGTCAATGATCAGCGCCTGACGGCGAGGGTAGGGGCTGATGCTGATGTGCGTCCAAGCGTCAAACTCACGGATGATCTGGTCAAACTGCAAGTCAGAGTCAATGATGGCCCGCACAACTTGGTCTGGCGTCATGCCCGGCACCTTGAAGTCAGCCGCGTAGCCCAGACGGTGCTGGCTGGTGTCCTTGCTGCCTACGCTGTCGTTGACTTGCTTAGACCTGAAGGCACTGTTAATCATAATTGGCTTGCCGTCCAGCAGCGTCTTGACTTGCTCCAAAAACTCAGCCAGCTTTTGCAAGTTGGCTAGTTCAGCGTCGTTTGGCGTATTGTCAAACTGGCGGTGGCTGGTGGCGGTCAGTTCCGCGAGAGTAAAGTGTGGTGTCATTTCTTAGCTTTCATATCCATAATTTTTTCAAGCGTGCGGCCACCGAAGTAGAAACTCATCACAAGCATGCCCCACTGGCCCAGCAGGGTGACGTAGACCTCGTTGGCGTCCAGTTTGAAGGCGCTCATCATGGCAAACACGAAATAGCCGATGAAGATGGCGACCAGCGTCATGGGCCTGATGTTCTTGGACAGCCAAGAGTCGCTGCTCATGTCCGATTTCAAGCGGTCAGTCAGGTTGTTCTGCTCGGTCTTGTACAAGTCCGTGTCGTTTGCCATCTTGGCTAACTCGCCGTCTTGCGCCATTTTGGTCAATTCAAATTGCGCCTTGGCTTTGGCTTCTGGGTCAGGGATCAGTTTGTCAATGAGCTTACCGCCCACGTTTAAGAGCGCGTCGAGTCCAATCATTGTTTACTCCTTGATAACATGGTTGCTGCGATTTGAAGCATTGCGCGGGTCTTCTCTAAATTATCTGGCGGTGATGCCCAGCCTACTGTGATCTGGCCTACAAAGCGTCCAGGCTCTGGCGGCACTGAAATTCGGCACGTATAGCCCACACCCTTTTCAATGTACCAGATGCCCATTTCACTCTGTGCGCTGGTGTATTCGCCGCAGGGAATCTCGTTTGCCATCAAGCGCACTACGTCAGCGTTGTTCGATGCGTTCTGGGTGAACAGGCCAACGTCCAGCCCATCGTTGGTCTTGTCCCGCCCCTCTCGGGTGTACGCCCTGTGCAAGATGCGCGTTCCAAACATTGAGTTCACCTTGAACACCGCCACAATGATGGCGCCAGACTGCTTGAACAGATGGGCAGCAGCGTCCTCTACCCTGTCCTCTGCAATGCTTGGTATCTTTTTGGATTCTTTGTACGCCCCGATTAGCAGCTCTTGATTTGTATATACAAAGTAGCCAGCAAAGGTCAGGACAGCCATCAGCACCATTGCAAACAGCCGGAACGGGCTGCTGACATACGCCAGCACTTTGTCAACTAGGTTGAGGCGTTCGTCAGTTGCCATCAGCACTTACCTCCGCATTGCTCAAGTATGCCAAAAGTGAAGTATGCAATGATTCCTAGCATGGCGGTAAACACCACACCGAGCAAGGCCAACTCAATGACTTCATCAATTTCTTTTTTGCGCCTTGCATTGATTTCTTTTTCGCGCCGCGCATCGTGGGCAGACTCCGCGTCCAGCGCTGCTGCTCTGGCCTTAATTTTGTTCCAGACGTCTATCTTGCCGGACTGCATGAACAGCAGTTGCAACTCGTCCTCAAACCGCTTGGCCTGATCCAAGGCCATCTCGATCTGAATGGCCGTGCCCATGCTTGACTTGGATTTCTTGGCTTGGACTACAGCCTTGGTGGCGGTGGACTTGGCGTCAAAGTACTTGCCCAGCACCGGCCCAAGAGACGACACATCGTCAACGGTTTTGCTGACCTTCTTGATCAGCGCGACCGCTGCTTGTATGCCTGCTAGCGCGGTAAGCGGGTCAATCACTTTCGGCTACCTTCGCTGGTTTGCCTTTTTCTCGCCACTTTAAACACCAGACCTCTTTGCGATCAGATGACCAACTCCACCTCACGCACTCAAATACGGGCGCGGGTGCTTGTACCGTTGCCGGTGGTGGTGGAGGTAAGGCGTCCATATATCACTTGTCGGCCTTGGCTTCTAGTTTGTCAAAGATTTTACTGAGCATCTCTTTGATCTCGCGGTTGTCTTCGCGGTAGTCGTTGCGGGCCACGTAAATGGTGGGCATCGCCCGCACGTCCGCGTCCAAGCGTTCTAGCGACCTAGTGATGCTGTTGAGCGTCCACCCACCAAAGAAAGATGCCAGAACAACCGCGCCGTTGAACAAGACTTGGTAGTCCATTTATTGCCCCGCTAGCGCGTTTTGATTTTGTTGCGCCGGTATTTGCGCCAAGCCAGGTGTGATACGAGCGCCTATTCTTTGCCCCAACAAGTTTACCGTTTTTTGCTCTGCTTGTTTTGCCATTGCATTTTTAATAGATTGCGCTGCAACAGCAGGGTTTGTCATTTCGCGGGCCAATTCCAGCGCCAGCTTGTCATCAACAATACCCAGCAGCTTTTTGACAACCGCGTTGTAAACAGTAATTGGCAGGGACAAAATAGACGGCAGCGGCGCCACGCCAGCTTCTTTACCCATTGCGGTTGCAATGCCTTTAATGTCTTTGCCGCCTGCACGGCCAGCAGCCGCTAGCGATTGAAATTCGGCCTCACGGGCCAAGTCATCGCGCACAGCATTAACCGCTGTCAATTGATCAGGCGTTAGTTTGGATGTCAAGTCACCAATTCGTTTTTCTATCGCCAAAGCGTTTGCGCCTGGTGGCAGCGGTGGGCTAAGTTTGTTGCCACTAGCTTTTGCCGTAGCTTCAATTTGTGCCAGTCGCTGCGCGTCGCTGCTGATGGCGTCAAACCGCGCCCGCAAGTTCATGCCGGACTGGTCAAAAATGTCAATGGCGCGGCCATGATCACGCATAAAGTTAGCCAGCTTAGTTTGGCTAACATCGCCGGTCGCAGCGTCCACCACTTTTTTGCGGAACAAGTCTTCAATACCCGCCCGCGCTACCACAAGCGCGTCAGGGTTGTTGCCAAACAGTTGGGTAAACTGCCGCGCCTCTGACTCGCCGTTAGGCGTGAAATATTTGCCTACCACATCTTCGGGCCGAATTTTGCCTTCAGCGCCGCTGGTGCGCTTAAACAGATCGGCGTTAACACCTTCTTTAAATCGCGGCGCGTATTGCGTGCGGTACGTGTTAACGGCGTTGGCATAAGCAGACTTAGCGTCATCAGACAGCGTAGTGCTTTTGCCAATTGCGTCGTCTATCGCAGTGTGCAAAGACCGCAAGTTTTTTAGCGTTGTGGCGGCCATAGGCGCATTGCTAGCCGAAGCAGCAGCGATGTCTGCGTTGATGGCTTTACGAACGTCATCAAGCTGCGCCAAAGTTGCTTCAGGTGCCGCAGCGGGCGCGGCAGCGGGCTTTGCTACTTTAAAGCCTGCCTTACCTACGGTTGCAAGGCCTGTGTCAGGCGCGGCAGGCGCAAAGCCCCGAAGTTTGCGAACAGTGTCTGGCGCGGTTTCAATAGCAAAATCGGACAGTTTACGGCCAAGAATAGTTTCGGCTTCTTGCACCACATTTGACACATCAATTTTTGCATCGCCGGCTGCGTTAAACGCGGCCTTGTATGCTGGTTCAATTACACCTTTTTTAACTGACTGTCTTTCAGCTTTGGCGGCTGCCGTCAACGTATCGCCAACTTGTGTCGGGCTTACATCAACTAATCCGCGATTAATCTGCGCTTTTACTTTTGCTGCGTCTTCGATAAATTTTTGCTGTACGCGGGCTTCTTGCGCCAGCCTAGCTTGATTTGATTGCGAAGCAACGGCGGCGTATTCGGTGGCCATTTCAGGGCGTTCTGCCAATGACTTTCCAAAAGCCGAAAACTTGGTGCTGCCCGCTGTTGCTGCAACTTCAGCGGCTGTCGGCGCAGAGCCAGGTGTAATGACCGCGCCTTTGCTAGTCAGCGCGTTAACAATGTCGTCGCCCTTACCTTCAACGGCGTCTAGGTAAGTAGCCGATTTAAGGTCAGACAATTTGCGAACATACTTGGCCCCACCTTTGACAGCAGCTTGGCCAACTGTAGGCACCAGCGCGCCAATTGCAGCGCCTGTGGCCGCGTCTTCTGGGTTGACAAGCGCGGCGGCTGCGCCGCCGGTGACAGCGCCACCTAGCGCCCGCGTGCCTACGCTGGCCGCGCCAGGCGCCATGCCGGTTTGAAAACCAGACGTTTTAATTGAAGTAGCTAACGGCGTCAAAAACTTAGCCAGCGAAGGGGCCATTTTTGCGCCTGCTTTAACAGGTGCGGCAATCGCCCCGCCCACTGGCAAGGTAGCTATGATTTCGCCGGCTAGTTCACCTGTGCCGGTGGCAATAGGAAATTCTTGCTTAAACGGCGCGACAGTAGCCTGCGATTCCGCACGGCGCCGAGCAGCGTCTTCAATCAAAGCTGTGCCGGCTTCTTGCGCGCCAAGTTGTTTCAAGCCTTTGCCGACAAGTTGCTGGCCGCCAAACATGATGTTGCCGCCGGCACTTATGATGCCTTGCGACACAGCCTCAATAGGCGCGCCAATAGTGCTCAGAAAGCCGCGCTGTCTAGCCGCAGGAATTTCACTTGGAGTAGATGGCGCGGCGGGCGTGTCATCGGTAAGCCAATTGCCGCCCACAAGATACGCTTTTGCACCTTGTTTATTGGTGGCCGATTGCGTAATGGGCTGCCATTGGTCGCCTACCAAAACGACACGTTCGCCAGTTGTAGGATTTGTCGCTGTTTGCAAAGGCATTTTGCGTCCTTAATCTGGATTAAACCCAGGGGGCGGCGCAACGCTTGCCGCTGCGGGCGTGCCTTCAGTAGCCATATCAGTGGTCACAAACTGATTTTTGCGTTCGCGCATTAAACGAAGAACAGTCTTGCCCGCTGCTTTTCTAATTTCTGTTGGCAGCGTAGGGTCGGCCAATTGACCGGCAGCTTCCTTGTATGACTTTGTGTCTTTGTCAGACTGCGGGCCTTCAAACCGAGGAACCATTTTTAACACTAGATCGGCAATCGGCGCCAGCTTACCAATGGCAATTGCGCCTGGTGTAGCCTTGCCAACAAAACCTGCGCCAATGTCAACTAACCGCCCCGCCCCGCTGCCGGTGGATTGGTCAATTAAACCCCCGTCTTTTGTGACTTCATCTAACTGTGTAATCGCAAAGCCAAGGTCTTTGCCTAGCTGAACTTTTTGTGCCGCTACTTTTTCAGCGGCGGCAGATGGTCTAGCCCCACCGATTACGCCCGGTGCATTTGCGCCGCCGCCTCTGTATTGGTTAGCATCAACTTGCAAAAATTTACCTGGGTTGTTCGGGTCTTCAACCGTTGTGATCGCGGGCGCGCGAGCCTGCGCGGGCGGGCGGCCAGCTTCTTTAAGTTTTTTCTCGTAATCAAATATTGAGCCTACAAACCCCTGTTCTTTGGCGGCTTGGTAATTTAATTGAAGATCGGTTTGTTTTGGTACTACAGGCGCAACAGGCGCGGTAAATACAGACTTCCCACCTTGGAACACACTGGCGCCTGGCGAAACCGTTATAGGCTTCATGCCTTCAAGCAACTGGGCAACACTTTGCATTGACCCCATACGCAATTCATCAAACTTACCTGTTTTAACAGCATTTTGCAAAGTCGCCAGCCCTTTTTCAGGCGTCGCGCCTGTGCTTTTAAGCCAAGGCCCAAGAATGGGATCGGCGTGTACAGACTGATGCAAGGTTAAGTATGCTTCTGGCGTGTCAGCTCTTTTATATGCTTCTGGAAGCAACGCTAATTTATCAGCCAACAGCTTAGTGCTTGCACTTTCTTGTTCAAAGCGTGACTTTTGAATACCCGGCAATTGAGCGCCGCCGCCGCCAGCAGCAACAAGGCCGGTCAGTTTGTTGTAGTCAATTTTGCCTGTTTCGTCAATTGATTGCGCGTATGCGTCAGCCAACACGTTCTGCGATTTTGCCGTTCGTTGCGCCTCTTGCATCTTCAGCGCGTTCAGTTCTTGCGCTTGCCGTCCACCTTGAATCTGCTGTATGGCGGCATAGTCAGCCAGCGCGTTCTGTTGCGGAAGTTCAATGCCGCGATAACTCATTGCAATGTTGGGGTTTACAAGTGCCATGATCAATCCTTAACCAAGTCCAACGGAAGCGTTGTAGCCGGGGTAAGGCTCTGTGCTTGTGTACCCACCACCGCTACCAATAGCACGCGACAGCAAGGCGTTGCGCTCTTGGCCTTGGCTGTAGTTCAAATATTGATTCAAGCCCTGCGACAGCGCGTTAGCGCCGCCCATGTAACCCGAGGCACGGGCCTGCGCTGCTTGACCGCCAGCCTCGCCTACACCAGTCGCCATTGCTTGACCGGCTTGGCCTAACTGGCCTACAGAAGTTTGAGCCATACCGGCCAAAGATTGCAACGGATTAAGACGAGCCTGACGCTCAGTCTGGTAGCGATTAAAAGCGTTGGTGTACTCTTGGCTACCCATCTCTTGGCCGTAGCGTTGCGCGGCCCTGAGAGCGCCGCCAGAGATCAACCCGCCACGGGCAGCGGCTTGACGATCAAGCGCTTTTTGGCCTTCCGCCAACCGAAAACCGTAGCCAGGGTCAGCAGTAAACTGCTGCATGCCAAACGGCGTGTACCTAGACGCTGTTTCTAGTTCTGGTAACGCACGAACACCCGCCTCACGGAACGGGGCTTGCAGTTCAACTTGCCGCTCAAACTGTTCTCTTTGCAGTTTAGCCGCACGGTCAGCCGCAGCGGCTTGTGTGCTTGCCGCGCTTCTAGCCGAGCTAGCACCAATTAAAGAGCTAGCTACTGTAGCTCCGGCTACCCAGAATGTCATGATGACGCCTCCAAAACTTCTTGCTTAACTAAATTGCCAGATGAGTACATCGAATTATCTTCAACTTCAACTAATTCTGCTTCAATTTCTTCAATTGATTTTTCTTCAACTGCATGAAAAGTCATACAACGCGCATCAGTCACGGCATAGACCGCACGTTTTGTGCCCGGTTTACTTGAAAACAAGTGCGGCCCGGTAACCTCTTGAACGCCGTCATCTGTGGTAATCGCCACCGTTCCCGACACGATTAGATAAAAATGCTCTTTTTTATGGACTGCACCAACTACTAGCACTCCAGCATGGCGAAACACCTCACGGCAATACATTCCTCCGTGGAAATAGTGCTTTGTCTCAGGTTCATACTGGGGCAGCTTTGACACCTCGATTTGCAAGGATTTTACCCTGTCAATCATTGACATGGGCTTTTCAACCTCAAAACCTTCGCCGTATGTGACTTGCATCAGATTATTCCAAAAGCAGGTTGTTGTTGGACGCAGCTTGCATGATGACCCAGTTTGTGCCGTCTGACACCATTGTCGCCCAATTTCCCACAACATCCAAAAGGATTGCCGTTCCAGCCGAAGTGCTGTCAAGCGGCACGACATTGCTGGACGCCGACACCAAAAGCTGCGCTTGCATGTTTTTAAAAATCAACTGCCGCCCAACCCATGCAGATGCGGTGGGCAGGGTGACCGTACAGGTCGAGCCTGACTTGTTGTTGATCAGCCAGGCTTCGCCAACAGCCACGGTAAAGTTAGCCGTCTTGGTAACCGGCGCAGACACCGTGTTGACCACTGGCGTTGTCCATGTGGGCGACCCCGTACCAGCGCTGGTCAGTATCTGACCCGCCGTACCAGCCAAGGTAAAGGCATAAGCCGTGCCCGTGCCGTAGGCCACAGCGCCAGCCGTTGGCGTAGCCGTAGCGTTTGTGCCGCCATTGGCAATAGCTAGCCTACCAGCCAGTACCACAGCGCCCGTGGTGGCCGTTGCAGGGGTCAGGCCAGTAGTGCCACCTGAAAACGACAAAACGCCCGTGTTGGCTACCGTAACAGTGCCAACCCCATTGGTGACTGAGATGCCAGCACCAAAACCAAGCGTGTTAAGGGTGTACCCTGTGCCATTGCCAATCAGCAATTGGCCGTTTGTAGGGATAGTACCTAAACCTGTGCCGCCATTGATAACCGGCGTGATGCCAAGCGCCCCACCAGTAATGTTGTAAATGTTGTAAAGCCAGCGATACCACTCACGCGAAACCGCCCCCGTGCGCTCGTCAGTAAGCGGCACGCGAGGCGGTGTGATCTGGGTATTAAGGTTAGGCATTCGTTGGGCTAAGTATCAATTCTGCGCCCACGATGGCAATTTTTACCGGATCAGTGCCAGAAAGTTCATAGACCCTATCGCGCAGCTTTAGGGTCATGCCCAGCCTACGCCAGAAAGTCCTGTGCCCATACGCGCCAATTTTGCCAATTGATGCCCAGTGTTCGTTTGAATATGTGTGACCGCCGTCATCCGACCAGCGCAACATGACTTGAGGGTTGTAGCCTGGCGCGGCAAGATAAGAGTTGGTTACCAAGTTGTAGCCGCTAATGTCTTCATCTGACAGCTCGTACTGCCCAAGCGGCTCAAAACCATCGCCTGCCTCGGTGGTCAGGGTGTCGCCTGATTGAGTAGCCAAAAACGTCTGCACGTATTCGGCTACAAGGTC